TCTACTAGAAGGATATATTGGGATTGAGGGATTACCTCAATACCCAATAAACATAAATTCAAAAAAATCCCAGATTCTTATAAAGGATTTTGTTGGTAGAGTAATAGAAGAATTAGCTGAAGGTTATGAATCATTATTAATGGCTTTGGAATTAACCAATAAAAACAAATTATGGTTATCTGATTATAATGATTCAGATTTATTACAAACTTTAAATCATATACAAAATGCTGGTGAAGAAATGGCTGATGCTATGCATTTTATGGTTGAATTACTTATCTATTCAAATATATACCCAGAGGATATAAAATCATACATAAATCAGAAATATACTAAAGAAGAAGGTAATGGTATTATAGATTTATGCATGTCCATTGGAAATTATTTTACTAATTCTGCTGATAATGAAATTTGTTGTGGTATAAATATTCTGAATATTGTAAAAGATGATGAAGATTTACCCAAAGAAATAAAATCTCAGGATTTTAGATTACTAAAATGTGGTGTAGAAATAGGTAATAACATTTATGAAAAATATAAACCAATAATTTGGGATGTAACTTATCATTTAAATATTGCTAGAAATTATTTAAAAAATAAACCTTGGAAACAATCCCAGGAGATGACTAATGAAGAGAAATACCAGGAAGAAATAGTACTAGCTTTCATATATATGATGGGTCTTTTTTATAAAATGGGTATAAACCAAGAAGATTTATATCTATTATATTTTAAAAAGAACCAAGTAAATTTATTTAGACAAAAAAGTAATTACTAATTTATGAAAAGTTTTATATTTGAAAATGGTCATCAAGCTTGGTCTGAAATAAATAAATTATTTATTAACCAAGACCCTGAATTGTTTAGTGAGAATCAAGGAGCAATTATAACTAATTCTCTTTATACTTATGGTTTATCAGTTTTAATAACTAATGCAGAATTTGATCCAGAATTTGATTTTGGTAAAATATTGGGTTATTCACAGAGTAAATGGAGTTCTCTATTAGGTAATTATTTGAATTTAGATTCAATGGATTCTTTGAAGCTTCAAATACGTGAATTAGAAAAGAATAAAACCATTAATAGAAATTACAATATAGGATTTAATTTTGCAGATGCTCATGGTAATGGTAAAGGTTGTTTAATGTCTGGTATGTTCTCAAGAATGATTAATATTGATAAACCAAGATTAACAATATTAATGAGAGCTTCAGATGTTGTAACAAGATTACCATGGGATTTATTACTATCAATAAGGATAGGAGAATATATTTATGGTCATAAAGATTTTACAATAGAATTATTCATAAGGTCTGCTTTTGCTGATGATACAAGTTTGATGCTTTATAATGGTTATGAACCAATAGAATCATTGATAAAAGCTATAGAAGATGAGAAGAGAAGAAAGAGGTTATCTAAAACATTAAGAAGAGTTAAGAGAGCAGCAGATGATGGGGTAGATCCAAAATACCAAGCTTATATGAGGGTCTATAAAATCTTTAATCCAGAAAAATATGGTAAAGAAAAGAAATCATTATTAGCAAAGGATTGTATTATTGGTGATTGGGATGGTATACCATTACCAGAAAAATGCCCATCTATTATTGTAAGAAATAACATCAAAAAGGCTTATTTAAAATTCATTTCTAAGTATGATTTAAAGATGTTTGTTGAACCAAATAAATCAAAAGTAATAAAATTTAATGAAACAGATGGTTCAATTTTAGATAATCAAAGTGAAAATATTGGGGAGAATGAAGAAGAATAAAAATAATAACCTCAAAAAAAAATTTAGTAGGAGGGTTCAAATGGACTCTCCTTTAAAGTTTATATGGTTTAATGATATATTATCAGCTTGGGAATCTATAAATGAGGATTTTATAAAAAATCATAGTAAATCTATGAATTTAAGAAGTGATAAATATAAGACCTATACACATGATTTTTCATTTGGTATAATGTATCCTGAAAAATTAGATGAAGATTTTAGTTTGGGAAAACAATTTCATTATACCAAAATAAAATGGGTTAATTTGATTAATAATTATATTGATAAAGATAGCTTGTTAAAATTTAAGTCAGATGTAATAAGTAGCATAAATTTTAAAAATAACATTTACAGCATTGGTTATCAGTTTTCTAATTCACATAAAAATGGTAAAAATTGTTTAATGTCTATGTCAGTATATTCTAGTTTTAGTAATACTGGTAAGAAATTTTTGAATTTATCTATATATCTGAGATCAACAGAAGTTACTAAAAGATTACTTATAGATTTGATTCTATTTAAAAGACTTGGTGATTTTATATTTGGTGATTTACCATATACTTTAACTATACATACTAATATTTTATGGAATAACTCTACTACATTGCTTATGTATGATGTACATAGAAATATAGGAGGATTATTAAAAGGGAATATAGATGAAAGATCTAAGTTTTTATTAAGTGAATTAAAATATCTAAAAGAGACTAACATAGATGATATCAAATATAAAATATTTAAAAGAGTATTAAAAGTACTACAACCACAAAATTTTAAACAACCAGACTTCAAAATTAGAGACTGTAAATTAAACATTGACTAAAAGGTATCTTCATATATCTATTAGATATAAATTAACATATTAAATTATAAGAACATGAGAATTTATTGTGATTGTTACGAGTTAATGTCTGAAATGGCAAGAGATTTATGGGAAATGGGTATAGAAGTAAAACCAAAAACTTATCAGAATAAGAAGATTGAGGGTAATGATGATTTTATAACCAAGGAAATAATAAGTAAACAATATTGTTTAACAGATTTAGATAAACCAGAATATCTATTTATTTATTCAAATTCTAAAGAGTGGGCTGATTCTGAATTTAAAGAAAGAATATCTGGTTATCCAATAAATCCAGGAGAAGCCTATAAATTAAGGGAAGATTTATGGAAGGAATTTTTAAATGGTGGTATTTTTGATTATACATATTCAGAAAGATTTAATCAACCAGTAGTTTATAGAGGTATAAACATGACTAAGTTAAATGCTATAATTTTTCTTTTAAAAGATGATAGTGATACTAGAAAAGCAGTACTGGATGTATATGGTCATTATTTAGATGAATCAGATGATTACCATTTAGATGGTAATTATAGAATACCATGTTCAATGTATTATGATTTTCTTATAAGAGAAAATAATAAAAAAGAAAAAGTATTACATATATGTTATCATCAAAGAAGTTCTGATTTTATAACACATTTTGGTAATGATGTATATTTAGCTTGGTTATTAAAAGATTATGTAGCAAATAAAGTTGGTATTAAATCAGGATATTTATATCATACAATAGATTCATTACATTCTTATAAAAAAGATTGGGTAAAATTAAAAACCTCATTGAGTAATTATTAGACAATTAACTTGGGAAATGGTTATTTACCATTTCCTTTTTTTGTTATATTTAATGAGTGTATTTTTTATGAAAACCAGGTATCATATAATAAAAAATTTTAATGAGTTAAAGGAGTTAGTAAAATCCTGTAAAAAAACAGGATATGCTTCTGTTGACTTTGAAACTAATGCTAAGGGTTTATATATGGATGATTTTAGACCCACAATATTATCAGTATCATTTCAAGCAGGTTCAGGAGTATCAATACCTTTACTACATTTTGATAAATCAGTACAATTTTTAAGAAAAGATAATCAATGGTTAAAATGGTTATTATATTTTGGTAGGAAAGTAATAGAAAATCCAGATATAGTAAAAATAGCTTGGAATTGGAAATTTGATAATCAGATATTCCAAAAATATGGTATTTATTCAAGAGGTACTGTTATAGATGGTATGTTAGCTAAGTATCTTTTAGATGAAACTAGACCCAATGATTTAAAAAGTATGGTAAGGAGATTTTTACCAGAATTTGCTAATTATGAAAAGTATGATTCATTTGATAGTATATCATGGGATAAGAAACCATTGGAAGAATTATGTAGATATGGTTGTATGGATACTGATTTTACTTTAAGATTAGGTATATTTTTTGAAAGTAAGTTAATATATAAAAATTTCTATAATTTATATAGGAATTTGTTAATGTCTGCAAGTAGAGTATTACAATCAGCCGAGAAATTTGGTTTACCATTTGACAAGGAGTTAAATGGGAAATTAATAAAAAAATATGCTGATCAAATAGAAACATATGAAACAAATTTAAGGTCTATTAGACAAGTAAGAATTTATGAAAAATACACGCTAAAGAAAAGAAAAGAAGATTATATAAATTCTCTATATGAAGAAATAGATAATCTTAGGGAACAAGAAAAAAAAGAAGGTAAGAATGTATCTAGAAGCATAAAAAATAGAGAAGATAAAATATCTAGATTAATGGCTGGGGAATTCTCTACTAAATCAGAGATGAAATTATTAGAACCTATAAATTTCAAATCACAAAAACAAATGGTGGATTTTCTTTTCTTATCAAAGAAAGGGTTAAAATTACCAATAATAGAATATACCAAGGATCCCAAAACAAAAAAGGAAACTACAAATCCTAGTACATCAGAAGATGTTTTATTAAAGTTAAAAGAACATGATAGTACTGGATTTATAAATAATCTCTTAGATTTAAGAGGTATACAAACTATTAATTCAACCTTTATAGTTGGTTTAGGTGAATTAGTACAGGATGATGGTTGTGTACATCCTACTTTTCTATTACATGGGTGTATATCTGGTAATACAAAATTAGTATGTAAAGAAAATGACATAAGAATAAAAGATATATGTCCAAAAGAAAAAGGTATATTAAATATAGAGGATAAAAATCTATGGGTATTATCACATGAAAATACCTGGGAACAAATAACTCATGCTATAAATAAAGGTAAACAACCACTATATAAAATAACTACTACTAATGGGGATACACTTAGATGTACAAAAGAACACAAATTATTAACCACAAAAGGTTGGAAAAAAGTATCAGATATTATAAAAAATGAATTAAATATAATAATGTATGATACACATAAATTTAATATAACTAAACCAATAGTGGGAAAACCATCTAGTGAAGTAATATTTAAAGATATACCTGGATTCCCTGGATATCTTGCTTCCTCAGAAGGTGATATATATTCTGTTAAAGTACCAGGATTAAGAGGTGTTCTAGATTATAATCACCCACATAAAATGGTTCCAAGAGAATGGAAAAAAGGTAGATTAAGAATATACCTTAGAAATAACACCAATAAAAAATATGCTTTTAGTGTATCCCATTTAATATGGATGAGTTTTAATAATGTTAATGAAATTCCAGATGGGATGGTAATAGACCATATAAATTGTAATACTTTAGATAACAGACCAGAAAATTTACAATGTATAACATATCCAGAGAATATTAAAAGGTCATATAAGTATACACGAAGTTCTTTTATAAGTGGTTCAAGAAATGGTTCTAATAAATTTACTACTGAGACAGTAGGTAAAATATTAGAAGACCATAATATGGGTTTTTCTCAAAAAGAAATTTGTAATAAATATAATATATCCCAAAAACAGGTATCTGGTATAATATTAAAACAGAGAAGGAAAGAGATATATTTATCTAAAATTAGTGATATTAAATTTATTGGTAAAAGGTATATATATGATTTATCAGTAAATAATAAACATAGTTATATTACTAGGTCAAACTTTATAAATAGCAATACTTCCAGTGGAAGATTAAGTTCAAGGAATCCCAATGGACAAAATATACCAAAAACTATGGTTAATCCTGATGTTAAATTACAATTCATAACTCCAAAAGGTAAATTGTTTTTAACATATGATTATTCACAAGCAGAACTAAGAATATTAGCTCATTTAGCTAAAGAAAAAACTATGTTGGAATGGTTTAAAACTGGGAAGGATATTCATCTAGCTTCAGCTTGTAAAAAATATCATGAAGATTATGATAAGATAATAAAAATATATTCAGATGAGTTACATCCTGAATATAAATTATGGAAAAAGAGACGTAAACAAGCTAAAACTATTAATTTCGGTATTGTTTATGAACAATCAGCTCCTAAATTAGCTGAATCATTATCAACACCAGAAGAATCTGTTTCAATAAATGAAGCTCAAGAATTTTTAGAAGATTATTTTAAAACTTTTCCCAGAATAAAGAAATATATGGAAAAGCAACATAATTATATGGAATCCCATGGATATTGTGTTTCTCTTTTTGGTAGGAAAAGAAGATGTCCACAGGTATATTCTGAAAATTATGGTGAGTATCTTGAAGCACTTAGACAATCTACAAATATGCCATGTCAATCAGCAGCTTCAGATATGGCTTTGTTTGCATCTGTTATAGTATATGAAAAGGTAAAGAAAGGTGAATTACCACCAATGATAGAAGTAGATACTGTACATGACTCTGTTTATCAATTTATAGAACCAAAATATATTACACCAGATACAATATATAAAATATGGGGTATATGTAGAAATCCTTCTACAAAAAAATATTTTGGTTTTAGCATAGATGATGTGGATATGTCAATGAATTTTACTATAGGTAGAAATATGGCAGAAGAATTACCATATAATCCTGAGTATGATTATAATAAAATGCTATTACCTGATTTTAATTCTGATGATTATTATATACAATATAATAATGTTCGTAAAAAATATTTGGATAAATATGGTGTAGATATAGAAAATCCAGGGTGTTACCCTCTTATATATAAAGATATAATAAACTTTAATAAGAAGAGGTATGATGAAGAGTAATATAAAAGGATTTCCAAATTATCATATAAGTGAAGATGGTCAGTTATTCAGGAAAAATAATAACGGTATATGGGTTAAAATGGCTAGTAATATTAAAAATACTGGATATATATCTAATATATTATGGAATGGTGATATAAAAACTAATAAATATCGTCATAGATTAGTGGCAGAAGTATATATACCAAATCCTGATAATAAACCATTTGTATGCCATAAAGATAATAATAGGGTTAACAATTGTATAGATAATCTATATTGGGGTACACCAAAAGAAAATATGCATCAAGCAGTAATAGATGGGTCTTATCATATTGGGTGGGATAAACGTGGTAGGATAATGGTAGATGAAATAGGTATATGTAGAATGTATTCTTCTGGTATAACCCGAAAGGTTATTTTATCAAAATATAAGATATCAATTGGTAAATATTATGAAATATTACATAAATATGGGATATTATGGAAACAAAGATAAGTGAAATAAAGGATGATATAATATCCTTTAAATAGGGAAAATTGGTTACTATAAATATTTCTAGAGAACTAGAAATTAATGAAAATATAATTAATAGCCAATTAAAAAATATACCCTCTAATTATGCTTTTTTATGTTTATTAAGAGATAAGATAATAAAAAGGAGAGATAAATTAGAAAAAGAAAAGGATTATGCATATAGTAAAGCTTGGTTATATTATAAGGAATCTGATAATAGGTTAAATAATGATACTGTATCACATAAAGCTTTAACAAGTAAAATATATATAAAAGCAAATGATAAATATTTAAAAGCTTTAGATAAAGCTAATAGGTTTATTAGTATATGTAAAGCTTATGAATCAAGAGAAAGGATAATACAAACATTATCAGCTAATATAAGAAAGCAACAATGATAACCAATATTACAATTAACTATCAAAAAATAATATATTATGAAAGTAGAATTAAACCTTATTAGTAAAGAAAAAGCTTTAGAAATTAGTAAAGTATTAGAAAATGGTATACCCAGTATAAATAGGGTACTTATTGCATCACCTAAAAATAGTAAAAATAGAACTACTTCTGGTGGTATTATTTTACCTGATAATGCAAAAGAAGATATACCAAGAAAAGGTGTTATAATTCAATCAGGTATTATTGAAGAAGATAATTGGAAAAGTTTACTAAAAGTAGGTAATATAGTTACCTATGGTATATATGCTGGTAAAGAAGTAGAACCTGAAAATCTATCTACAATTGACTATCCTGATTTGGAATTTACAGTATTATCTATCAATGAAATTATCTATATAGAGCTAAATAAATAAAACCATGGTAAAAGTAAAAAAAGTAAAAAAACATCATGATGATGGAATTAGTAGTAAAAAGCTTACTACTAGAGAAAAAATGTTACAGAGAAAAAAACAATTAGAATCTAAAGGAAAAGGTGGTGGTATGATATTTCCCAAAGAAGGTATTACTAGATGTAGAATACTTTCTAGGGGTAGTGATGAAGAATTGGGTATGGAAGTTATACAATTTTATCTGGGTCAAAAATTAGGTAGTGTAATATCACCAGCAACATTTGATGAGCCATGTCCTTTTATGGAAAAATATTTAGAATTAAAGGATTCCAAAGATGAAGATGACCAAGAATTAGCAGGTAGAATATCACCTAAAAGAAAGTTTGTATTAGGTTGTACTTGTTACAAAGATGATAAAGGTAAAGAAATAGATCCTGATAGAGTTAAAAAACCAATAATGGTACCAAGATCAGTATACCAGGATATTATAGATTTATATCTTGATGAAGATGATTGGGGTGATATGACGGATCCAGATGAAGGGTATGATATAAAAATTATACGTTCAGGATCAGGTAAAAATGATACTTCATATTCAGTAAATCCATGTCCAGGTGGTAAACCATTAAATCCAAAATATGGTGGTGAAATTGATCTAGAAGAGATAATAAGAAAACAGATGAAATCATATGAGGAATTGGAAGAAATATTATCAGATTATTTAAATGAATCACCTGAAGAAGAAGAGGATATAAAACCCAAAAAGAAAAAACTTAAGAAAAAAGGTAAATTAAAAAGTGATTTTGAAGAAGATGATTTACCCTATTAAATTACATTAACTAAACCTGGTTTTTTACACCAGGTTTTTTATTCTAAAAAAACTATGGAAGATAATAATATAAATATTGATGTATTAAAGAAGGATAAGGATTTTAAAAATTGCCTATATAAAAGATTGTATAACTACCATGGATTACTTAACCCAATTGTTGATGTAAAATATAAAAGAGGACCATGGAATACCCTAGATGAAATGGGCATATTTAATCCATATGATATGTTGGATGAATTCGAAAAGATTATACTTAGAGTTAGTAAATTACCTTCTAGATGTAGGGAATTTATTAAGGACATAATGGTTTCATCCTATATAGATTATAAAAATTTCATTCAAAGTAAAGAAGATGGCAGCAAAGAAGAAAATAGGGATAAAGATACCCTCAATAAATGAAATAAATAAAAAGTATGGTGATATGATAGTAACTGCATCTGAAACAAAAGAATCAGGTTTATGGTTACCATCAACATTTTTTGCATTAAACTATACTTTTGGTGGTGGTATACCATTTGGTAAAATACTTGAAGTAGCAGGTGAAGAATCCTCAGGAAAATCTCTTATAGCATATAATTTTGCTTATTCATGCCAACAACTTGGTGGTCATGTTATATGGGTAGATGCTGAACAATCATGGATGAATTCTTGGGCTAAAGAAAATGGAGTTAATCCTGATAAAGTAACAGTAATAAGAGATACTAGAATAGAATATGTATCTGATGCAGTAGCTGATATAGCTATATATTTAAGGTCACAATTAACAAATAATGAACCCATATTATTAGTAGTTGACTCAATAGCTGCTATGGATTGTGCTGATAATATAGATTCTAAAATGGTTGATGGAAAAGCTGAAATGGGTGGAAGAGCAAAAGCTCTTTATAAATATTTTCGTATTAGAAGTGAATTATTTTATAAACTAGGTATAACTCAAATTTATATAAATCAGTTAAGGACAGCTTTAAATGTAGGATTTGGTAAAGATAATAGTGTTACAACTGGTGGAGCAGCTCTTAAATTCTATGCTTCTATCAGGGCTGCTTTTTATTCAGGAAAATCTATAACAGTTAAACAAAAAGGTAAAGAAAGGAAAGCTGGTAAATTAGTAACTGTTAGACTTATTAAAAATAAGGTAGCTCCACCAAGGCCAACAATTAGTAAATGTCCAGTTTATTTCAATCCAAAATTTCATTCAGTTGGTTTTGATAGATATTATGGGTTAGAAGATGTATTAGTAGAAAATGATATTATAGAAAAATCTTCAGGTGGTGTATATAAGTATAAAGGTAAAACTCTTTGTAGAGGTGAAGAGAAGTTTATTAAACTTATGGAAGAAGATGAAGATTTAAGAAGAAAATTATTAAGAGCTGCTAATATAAATACTATAGGTTCAACTAATAAAAAACTAGGAAAACTAACCGAGAATTATTATCCAGTAGATGATAGTGTAGAATATGAATCATTCAATGATTCAGAAGAAAATGATGATTATGAAGAAGAAGCATAAAAAATCAGATAGAAAACAATTAATGATAATTGATGGTTCTAATTTAGCACATAGAGCTTATCAAAAATTTGAAAAGTTAAGATCTTATAATGGAGTTCCAACTGGTTTAATTTATGGGTTTATGAGATTACTAAATTCATATTTAATAAGGTTTAGACCTGGTTATTTGATTATAACTTTTGATACCAAACAAAGTAAAGAAAGTAATTTTAGAAATAATTTACTGGGTAGTTATAAAAAACATAGAGAAAATATTTCTATGGATTATGAAAGTTTTAATAAACAATTAAGAACAGTAAAAAAAATCCTGAAATATTTAAACATACCAGTAGTATGGGACAAAAAAGGATTAGGTCATGAATCTGATGATTATATTGGGCATTATGCATTAAATCATAATGGTAAAGTATTAATAATATCTTCAGATAAGGATTTTTGTCAATTAATAGATAGCAACATTAAAATATATAACCCTTTTAAAGAGTGTATAATACAGGAAAAAACTTGTACAAAAGAAATGGGTTATTCACCAAAAGAATGTGTTGATTATTTATGTTTAGTTGGTGATAAATCAGATGATATACCAGGTTATAAAGGTATAGGACCAGTAAAAGCTAGAAAATTTTTGGATGAATTTGGATCTATAGAGAATTTTCTTTCAAATAAAGATAATGAATTTAATGGTATAGATTTTGAAGGACTAGAGGATTTATATAAAAGAAATAAACCACTTATAGATATAAGGGTTGCATTAAAAGAATATCCATTGGATAAAATTCCAGTAATTTTTTATAAAAAAGATACCATAAATACTAAGAAACTACAATTCATATTTAAGGAATATACTTTGGGTTCATTTTTAACAAGTGAATTTATAAAACCATTTAAAACATTAAAATCATGGAAGAATTTAAAAGAATAGGTTTTGCAGGTCCAAGTGGTATAGGTAAAACTACTTTAGCAAAATGGATATCAGAAGAATATAAAATACCCTTTATATCTTCTTCATATTCAGATTTAATACCTGAAACTAAAAATATAACACATGAAGAAATGGTTAATATGCCTTTATTTATGAAGGAATACCAATTGTTAAATAAAAGAAGAAATCTATATGCTAAACAGGATAGAGATTTTGTAACAGATAGATGTTATATTGATTCAGTAGCCTATATGATAAATAAATTATCACATAAACATCAACAATGTGATATGGATACTTTTATTGAACAATGCAAAGTATTATTATTTAAACAATTCACCCATATTATTTATATACCATTTACTATAGAATACTTTGATACTAGGAAATGGAATATGGAAGATAATGGTAAAAGGATAACAAATAGATATTACCAATATCAGATATCCCTAATAATGGATGGTGTAATTAAAGATATCATGGGATATAATAAATCTTCATTTTTCTCATTAAAATTTGGGGGAAAGACTGAAATGGGTAACATTATTGATTATGGGGATAAATCAGTAAATATTTTAATATTAAGAGATATTACATTAGATAGGAGAAAAAATATAATAAAGTCATTCTTAAGATGAAAAAAGTATCAGCTATAGTATTCTCTGATCTTCATATAAATCAATGGGCAAAATTTAATCAGGATAATAACCTTAAATCATTTTAAGGTTCTTTCTTTAGTAAAAGAATTATGTAATAAATATAAATGCCCAGGAATATTTTGTGGGGATTTATTCCATAAACCTGAATTAATTACTAATGATTTATTTGAAATTATTATAAGAGAATTTAATAAACTTAATGATGGAAGTTGGAATCTATTTTGTATATCAGGTAATCATGATATGTCAAAAACTAATTCAATAGGAAATAAATCATCAAGTTGGATAAGTTCTTTTTCTAAAATATATAAGTTTATTACCTGTATAGATTTTAGGGCTGCAGAATTTGGTGATATAATTATACATGGCATACCATATTTAGATCACAATATAGGGTTAACTAAATGGGTTAAAGAAATACCCATAGTCAATGATAAGAAAAATATATTACTTATACATACTGATTATCCTGGTGCAAAAGACACAGATGATGTGGAAGTTGGTTCAGTAGAAAATATAAACATAAACAGTTTCTTCAAATTTGATTTAGTATTATGTGGCCATATACATAAACCACAAAGATTATCAAAAAAGGTATATATGGTAGGTGCACCTTTACAACAAAGAAGAACTGATAAAAATTGTGAATTAGGTTATTGGAAGTTATATTCTGATTTATCCATGGAATTTATACCATTTACTGAATTCCCAAAATTTATTGATGTATCATCTGAAGAATATGTAAAAGATGATGGTAATTATTATACTATCATAAACAAACCAATTATAGATGATAAAGAGACAAAAGAACATAATATTACTTTAGATCTATCAAATAAAAAATTAGTATCTGGATATTTCAAAGCTAAAGGAATTAAAGATAGAAATAGGAAAAAATTATTAGTAGACTTAATAAATGAATGTGATGATAGAATTCACTAAAATAATAGTAGAGGGTTTTTGTGGTATAAATAAGCTGGATTTACCACTAAATAATACTGGTATAACAGTAATCAGAGGATCAAATGGTAATGGAAAAACTACTATATTTTCTGCATTAGTTTGGTGTTTATATGGTATAAATCTTAAAAAAGTATCAGATGTATTAACATGGAAAGAATTAAGGCCAAAAAATTATAAAGGTGTAAAAGTATCCTTATTTTTTAGAAAAGAAGGTAAAGTACATAACATAATCAGATGTCAATCTTATAAAGATGAAGTATTTGGTGCTAAAGGTAATGACAGATTACTTTATTTTATAGATACTGAACCTGTAGAAGAGAAGGGTAAAAGATTAATACAATTGCTTATAGATAAAAACATTGGGATGTCTTATAATGTTTTTATGAATAGTGTAATGTTTGGTCAGGGTTGTAAAAGATTAATACAGGAAACTGGTCCTGATAAGAAAAAGTTATTTGAGGATATTTTTGAATTAAACTATTTAAGTGAAGCCAAAAAAGTAGCTCAGGATAGATATCAGAAATTATATAATGAAATACAATCTTTAATAAAAGAAAAGGAATCAATAAAAGAATCATATAATCTATTAAAGGTTAATTCTAGTGAAATTAAGAAAAAGAGAAGTGAATTTGATTTATCTATAAAAAATAAAATTTCTTTATTGAAGAGTGATAAAAAACTGGCTACAATACGATTAAATAAATTAAGCCTTAAGCTTAAGGATATTAAGCAAAAAAACATAAAAAGTGATATAGAAAAAGTAAAAAAGGAAATAAACTATCAAAAAGAGTTATATGATAATGCTACTAATAAATCAAATATAAAGGTAGAGGATTTAGTAGATAATGTGATTAATCTATTAAAGGATAAACAATATAATAAATCAATAGAAATACTAGAAGAAATAAAAAGTTCATTTAATATCCAAAGGAAATCACATGAAAAATTAGGTGAATTACAGGATAAAAAATCAGAATTATATGATAAGCTATATAATTTAGATAAATTAAAGGGTGAACTTTTAAGAATAAAGGAAGAAATAGAGCACATTGATAAAAGAATAGAAAATAACCTTAATACTAAACCAGATTTTGAATCAATCCTAAAATCTAATAAAGTAAAACAGGAAAAATATACAAAAAGAATATCAGAATTGGATACTTCTATTTCACAAATAAAGGATAATGTGGAATTCTATAAATGGGCTTATATGGATCCATTAAGTAATAATGGTATTAAAGCTTTCTTATTCGAATCCTCAATGGATTATTTAAATGAAATACTAGAATCTTATTCAGAAGCTTTGGGATTTAATATATTATTTGGCATAGATTTAAATTCTACTAAAAAAGATTTTATAACCATGATATCTATGGATGGTATAGAAGTAAAATATGATGAATTATCTGGTGGTCAAAAACAATTAGTAAATTTAGCTATGGCTTTAGCTATGAATCAAATGATTAGTAAGTCAAAAGGTATAAATATAGCATTTTTAGATGAAGTATTTGAATCATTAAGTTCAGATAATATTGAATTGGTTATAAATCTTATAAAGAAAGTATATAAAGATAGAAATTTATTCTTGATAACCCACCAAGAAAGTTTACCTATACCAAATTCTAAAGTATTGACAGTTAGTAAAATAAATGGCCTATCAAAGTATGAATTTTAATAATTCACTATTGCCTAATGTATATAAACCAAATAATTTTTTAAATGTCAGGAAATAGTAAAAATAAAGGTAATAGAGGTGAACGAGAAGTTTGTAAATTCTGGAAAGAATGGACAAATTATGAATTTAGTAGAACACCAGCTTCTGGTGGTTTAAGGTGGAAGAAAGCTGATAATATTTCATCAGATGTAATTTGTACTGATGATAAACATTCTAGAAAATTTCCATTTTCTATAGAATCTAAATTTTACAAAGATATCAGATTTGAACATATTTTATTAGGCAATAAGAAATGTAAAATATTAGAATTCTGGGATCAGGCTAATAATGATTCTATTAGAGCTGGTAAATTACCAGTTTTAATGATGAGATATAATAATATGCCAAAAGGAGAATTCTTTTTCATAGTAGATAATAAGGTATCTAAAATAATTAATGGTTATAATAAATTACTAGAATTACCAATAATGGTAGTTGTGGTTAATAAAAATATAACCTTAAATGTATATATGGCATCAGA